AACAAAACGAGTTTGTCTTTCTTTTGCTTCTAATACGTCTAATGTGACGTCTCTTTCTAAATCATTTGATGTGTCTGTTCCCGTTTCGGGTGTTGTTGCGCCAGTATAAGCCATAATTTGTCCTTTGCTCTTTCGAGACTTTGTAATTTGTTGATTAGTTAGTTAAACCAAGTCACAAAATCAAAGGACAAAACCCTCCGCCAAGTGGCGGTTCAGGAGTTATTTTTAGAAGATGTTTTAATGTTAGGTTATTAATCTAACATAATCTGTGCAAAAGTATACCATAGTTTTTTAATTTTTCCAAACATTGTCAGGAGTAGCCGTAAGTCGTTGTCTAAATCTAGCCTTATCTGCTGATGTTGCACGGTTGCTGTCGGCATATCTTTTATCTCTAAGAAGCTCACCCTTACTCGCATAAGGTTTAATAGCATTATTTTGCGTTGGATTACCACGAACTCTATCTTGAGGTGTATCATCAGTTGTTGCCCCAACAGATTTTTCATACATTGTTTGAAGACCAACCATTAATGCTTCACTGTTTTTAGGGTCTTGAATACTATGATTGAAAGCACGTTTCTCATCATCAGTCATTTTCTCAGCGTGATGATTCATAATGATGTCGTAGTTCTCTTTACCACCAACATAACTAGCGTTTAAATCAATAGACTCTTTAAACTCATACGCGCCTAACTTTATATCTTGTTCAGTAAGACCAGTCTTTTTAAGTTCTTCTTGCATCTCAGGTGTGACCACCATACCATTTTTAAGGAACTCAGGAAGCAGTGTCTTAACTGTATCTTCTTGCAACTGTGCTGTCTGAGCATCTTTAGACATTTGTTCTAATTCAGCGTCACTCTTTTTACCGTCGTCAGCAATCTGTCTATTAAGAGCAGAATGTTTGTCTTCAATAGTCTTAATATAATCTGCCATTTGTTGCGGGTTATCCCATTTACCTTGAAACTTACCGTCTGTTAAGTCTTCAGGTTTAATCTCAAAAGTTGTCTCAAGTGGTTGATTATCACTTGGAAGACCTGATGGAGTTGGCTCTGCTGGTGGAGTATCTCCACCGCCAGTAGGATTATCTCCACCCTCTTCAGCCATTAATGGTAGCATGTACTCTTGTTTAAATTTCATAATTTTTCTCCTCTCTTATGAACTTCAGATTAAAATCTGAAGAAGTCTTGTTTAAAGTTAACTACTGGCGCGCGGTCACGTAACTCAGCTTTAGCCAACTTATGTACAAGTGTAACTAGTTGAAAGTCATTCATCTGCCATTTTGCTTTTAGCATGTTTGGTGTCCAACCTGAACTGATGTATGCACGTAACATTTCTTTAGTTGCTGGTACAAGTTTACCCACCTTACCACCATCTCTAGTACGACCGTTCTCTTCCGAATAATTACCATATTGTTCAGCAGTAAATGTTTTGATGTGTCCCTCACCATCCTCATCAACCAGTTCTGCTACAATAGCTTTATCTTTAGCTGTTGGCTTTGGTGCTGGTGGCACCTTTAATTCTTTCCCATCAGCCTTACTGTCTTTAGCACCATCTGTATCAGATTCAGGTGTGTTGTCTTTGATAATTTTACCCACTTTTTGATAAGTTAATGGCTCTTCTTCTGTACTAAGTTTTTCAGCAATCTGTTTGTTCGTAAACAACTCAGCATTGAGTTGCATAATTTTTTCTACGTTTGGCATATTAGCCTCCTTAAATATGTGTCATAGACACTATGTAGTGCTAGGATGACCTAGCACTATAAGTATTTACTTCTTTTTAGCCCTACGGGCTTTAACTTTTTTGTTCTCAGGTAAGTCGATAGCCTTAATAACTTTAACTGCCATTGTTATTGTCCTCCCGCTTGAGTTTGTGGTTGACCAGCCTGTTGACCAAGTGACTTAGCACCTTCTTCAACAAGTGTTTGTTGAGCCATCCGTTCTTGTTCAGCTTTTTGTTCAGTTGCAACCTCTTCAGAAGTTTTAATAAGACCAACAGTGTTGATACCGTCAAAACTTGCATATCTCTGAAGAACCTCATTCTCTTTAATCCAATGGTTAAGTTGAAGACCTGAAACTCTTGTCATAAAGTTATCTTGTTTTTGAGCTTCTTGTGAACGACCAAGTGCATCGAGTCCAGTAAGCACATCCACATCTACCGCGTCAAAAGTAATCTTAAGCTCAGCCATTACTTTAGTAACAATCCACTTCGACCACTTCAGAGCCATTTTAGAATAGACACCAGCAAGAGTTGAGGCCTCTAACTGTTGAGCCATGACCCTAATCTCTTCTGCTGTAACACGCTCGGCATCTCTTTGAACGCTGCCCGTATCTAAGAAGTTAGCTTGTAACTCTCTTTTAATAGAAGCTTCTCTCTCATTACTAACTTGAAAATCAAAGTTTTTACCAAGTTGAAACGCTGTTATGTCATCAGCTGCACCATCAATAACCGCACCATTAGCAGCGTTAGTTAAGTCTGCTTTGCGAGTACGACCACCTCTTTGATTAACTAAGATAACTGTCTTAGCGGCGATAACTGAACCCTCAGTATTAAGTTTGCCCAACTTATCTATTTGCTCCATATCGGAGTAATAGTCTTCAGCGAAAGGTCTGTGGTACGCATCACCCTGTACCCAGTTCCAACCGAAGTATCTGAATGGTAGAGCGTCATAATCTTTATAAGACTTCTCTTGACCAACTGCTTCACCGTCAATATCTTGTTTCATTATCCACTTGTTAGTATCTTTATCAAGAGCAAGTAAGGTATATAGGTCATATTCTTCCTTTTCTTCTTTAGCAGTGATGCCATCAGGCAACATCTGTAGCTTCTCTACTATACACATAGCATAAGGCTCACCTTGAGAGTCCAACTTAACTACGAATGAGCGGAGTGGGAATATGGTTATGCCCTTACGCTCATTCTTCTCTACAATAACGCTACCTACAACAATTTGTTGTAATAACATATCAAATAGTGATGAACGGATTTGCTGGTTCTCTATCTCAGATGAAATGGCATCTGTATTAAGGCTAAGTTGTTGACGAATACGCTCTATCGCCTTCTCATTGCCCTGAAATAACTGCACCATAGCTAGTGCATCAGGCTTAAGACGAAATGATGAAGTGGCTGGTGGAAGTAAGGCCATACCCATTTTACTTTTCAGGTTGTTTACTTGTCTACCATTGAATGACTGAGAGACCGATTTAAATAGGTCTGAACCACCATCACTGCCCTCAGCTCTAAAGACATACGGTAATGAAATCTCTGAAATCTTTTGAGCCCTGTCCTCGTAGGGTTTACGGTCACTGAGATTAGAGTTAAAAAACTCACTTGGAACTGTACTGGCTATATCAATCATTATTCTCCCACCTTTTCTTCATTTGGATAACCTTTCTCGTGTATCTCTTTAATGTCATCAATCATTGAGAGTTGACCTAATAAGAAATTCCTCTCATCATCAGGCAACGCTAAGTCTTCTTTAGTAATAGTGTAAGTCTCTTCAAGATATCTTATTAACTCATCCATTATCTACACCTTGAACCCTAGCCCTGAACGACCTGTGGCTGACCCACCTAATGCGGAAGACTTGGGCACTAAGAACTCTTGAGTAGAGCCACCAACACCAAACTCATCCTCGGCACCGAACCTAGTCTCTTCTAAGCCCTCCTCCTCAGGTTTAGTCTCTGCTGCTATGCGGTCTGCCTCAGCTTGTGCTTGTGCCGCGGCTCCTTCTCGTTTGTCCTCAGCTCTTTTTGCAGCGAACTTCTGCTCATCTGCTGAATATTTAGCCGATGCTGCGCCTATGACAGCGGCTGCGATAATCGCTGTTGTTGTACCTATTGCCATTATATTTCTCCTGTGTTAAATGATATATATGCTAAGTCGTCTTGTTGAGAGGTTACACGTACATCATATCGTTGCAGTGTTTTAAGCAAGTGTTCTGAGTTTCCATTCAACATTGAGTAGATAGGTTGTCCAGTCTTAATAAGTTTAATTATCTTCTTCAACACCCACATATTAGCTTTATCTTTTGTACCAGCTAGTAATAACCAACCGTTGACTTGTTCTGACCATATAGGGCAATAGAAGCTGTCACCATGAACTTCAACATCGTTATTAAGCAACTCATCAAGCACAATATCTGTATCTTCAATGACAGTATGTACCTCTTTGTAATATTCTAAAATCTCTTTCAGTTTTGCTATAATGTTTTTATCCATAGCAGAAGTATATCATAAAAGGACAGATATGACGCAAAGTGAGATTAAAGAGATTGAGCATATGGCTTATCTCGTACCGTTTAATGAAGAGTTGAATGTGCCTTATCGAGCACCAAAGAAGTTGAAAGATATGGTTGTGTATATCTTCTCACACCCCAAAGTACCCAAGGCGCAAAGACAGTTGTTTTTAGATGTGTCATCTGTTGGCAGTCGTGGACTGGTTAACGACATGTCTGTTTGTGCGATTGCAATGTGTAGGTACTTTGTAGCCAATCAACAACAGTTCGGTAGCTCAATGGAGAACATCCAGTTTCAAGTGTTGAGGCGAATGTGGATACAAGTCTTTAACCACATGTGGAAGCAAGAACGAACTGAGCATACTGAAGATGAGTGGAAGTATCTTGGTATAAAGTTTAGAATGTTGTCTATAGAGAATGGTTTTTGGGATGAGTTGCTTCGTGTGGTGAAAGATGAAGACTATTATCAGACTAATGATGACATGGTTAAGGTGCGTGAAGGTGTTGGTCTACGTGAGCGCATGAATGATAAGGTGTCCGATAGGGCTTCATTGCGTGAAGGGTCTAAACATTTTGAGTATCTTTGCGGTTTGGAATAAAGTTGTTTGAAGGTCTAAGATGATGTTTACGCTTCTTAGGCTTAACGTAAGGTGTTGTTTCAATATAAAGCAACTCATTATCCTCTAATGCTATCCTATATTCAATGTTGCCGTAAACGTACCACGCTGTTGTTTTCATTCCTTATGATTACATTATGTGGCTTAAGTTTAGGTTAAATATCTGGCCACTCCCTTTTTAGTTCTTTAATCATTTATCTCATCCATTTTCATAATCTATCCTTTTCTTATTGGAAGTATAGCATAAATTAGCAACCACTCACACCGTCCCATGAGTCTGACTTAGCAAGGTTACAACTTGGACATAGTAATTGTATATTAGCGATTACATGTGAACCATCTTTAGCTAAAGGCTTAATATGGTCGATATGTTTATCTTTAGATATATCTTCATCACAAATATTACAAAGGTCAAACTGGTTAGTCATCATAACGCTTACAGCTTTACGAGTTATTGAACCATCTCTGTTTAGGTTTTTCTTTCTAGCTCGTCTATTATTTGAAACTTGGTAACCATCACTCTTTCTATATTTAGCTTTTGCCTCAGCCTTACACTCTTTACACCATAGCGATTTACCTTGATGCAACTTGGAACATTTAGTACAAAACGGTCTATTATCAACTACTCCATTTTGAAATACTAAAATAGGTTTAGAGTTTTTTCTATAAGTATAAAATTGATTTTCATTTAGGTTATTATCCCTTCTATATTTTGGTATAAAAGTTATAGGTGTGTTTGACTTATAACACTGCTTAAGGATTGGGTCACATATTAAGGCAAGATGGTTAAACTGACTAATTAAGGATGTTTTAGCAGCTATCATGAGTTTACTTCTAACACGCTCTCTATGAGATTTAGAATATTCACTTCTATTACGATAAATAGTTTTAAAATTAGTTCTAGCATGAATAACCATGAGATTTCTTTTCAATTTACAATCCGTATCCGAACATATATTAGTATTATTTGAGTATGTGACATAGTGGTTATCACATACAACGCAATAACCACTATGAGTCTTTTTTCTCCTATATGATTTATTAACTTTGTTGTGTTTTAACTCTATCAACTTCATTCATTTTATCCTTTACCACTTGTCTGACATACTGTCCAACACTGGTATCTAGTTTATCGGCTTCGCTTTGAAGAAACTCTTGCATCCGTCTATCAATTCTGATAGCTATTCGTATATTTTTTTTCATAACAGTATTATAACATTGTCGAACTTAGTCGAACCTTTTGTCAGATTTGTGGAAATCCTATTTGAGGTACCCCCACCCACCACCTTTTTGATTTACCCCCATAGCCTCTGATAGAAACGCAATCAATGCAACTCATAAAACGGGCTAAAAACTAAGATGTTGAAAGCTTTGAAACGCCGTGAGGTGTGGGGCTGTGAGGCACTCGTGTATAAAACGCAACACGTCGATACAGTCGTAACACTCACACATGACTATAGCGTATGATTAATAATTAATCAACTAACTGCCTAATTATTAATCAGTCGCACACTCAACGCCTCCAGCGCCGTCAAATAAAAGAATAAAAATAAATAATATTAATGCAACTCTTTTTTTATTCTATCACTCACACGCCGAAACGCGTAACATTATCACTCAGTAGCCGAAACACTTTAACAAATAATAAAATGATAATAGTCAACAAAAGAATAATAAATAAAATACTTAATGCAATACTTTTTTTGTCTCGCTGCTGTGACCTTAAATAATGTTATGTTAACCAAAAACAGCTAAATTTGTACGTTTTATTCACTAAATTATTTTAAAACCGTTTTGTTTTTACAAATTTCACAATTCGCTACAGCTCCCAGCTAGACGATGTTTGAAGTGTGTTCATTTATAGTCTGTTTACTATTCGTTTACTTTTCTCCTATAAATTTACGGTGTCGGAAGACGTTAAATTACATTACGTGAGACAACACAACAAAACGCAAGGACATACGATGAACAACTTAAATATAAACACTAACAACGAAACACTAGCAAACATGAGTGACAACATCAACAAAGCAAAAGTAATTAGAGCTAACACTGTACAAAGTATTATCCGCGACACTTTAGACTATGCTAACGACCATAAAGACGTATTTAGCACTAAGAAAAATGCAATATCTGTTTTCATTAAACAATACCTAAATAGTGACGTGGATAACTATACTAAAAGAGCTTTAAAAGTAGCGAAATTTATTTTAGTAGACGGGTATAAAGTTAAACGTGAGTTATTAACTATTGCACAAATGGAGCAACTATTGACATTCAACAAAAACACGATTAATAAACTTATGAGTTTAGACGATGAAAGTTATATTACAGAGTGTAAAGAACTTATCAAGTCAGCTAAAGTTGAGAAAAAAAACAAAAGTATTTAGTGCTAAAAAAGCAAGTAATATGTAACGTACCGACGTGGTACGTTATTCCATTAAGCTATTAATACCGCAATGGCGGATAACTTAATAGTTTATAGAATAACGTGTAAGGTTTAATACCGTCAGTGGACGGTCAATTGGATATCACTAAAATTTTGTCTCAACGTGTGGTGAGAATTTAAAAAAATATGTAAAGCAAATTTTAACTATTAATGGTTCGGCTAGAACTATTAAAACCTATTGTTATCCAGTGGTACGCTGGGAGTCTAAACTTAATCAAAAGTGACTTGATAAAAACAAACAGTATAAACTTAGCAAACTTATACAAAGTTATTGAGATAAAGCAATAACAAATATAAAACTTTATAGGACGGGCGCATAATTATTTGCATCCATTATTCTATAAAGTTTTATACTTTTATTAAGTTGTAAAGTTGTGAGCTATGGGAGTTTCGCAAAAATATCTTTACAATTTAAAGAGGTATAAAAATGAGCTGTTTTACTATACTCAAAAACAAATTGCGTTGGGCGTTAATTCGCTTAGAATATAAAATATATAATGCAAGTAGAAAACTATTTTAAAAGGATGAAATTATGGACGGATTACAATTAGATTTAAGCGGTGTGATTAACACTGCGATTGACAATAAAATGGCTGAGTTTGATGTTGGGTTAGTTTTAACAGGTGTTCCTGAAGCGTGGTTAGAACCTGACAATATTGAAGAAGAGAAAGTGAGAGTTGAGATTATAATCAATGGTACTTTTCATTCGGGTGTTAGTAAAAATGATGTTGTGAAAGGCGCTGGTCGTATTTTAGCAATAATTAAAATACTTGAGGATAACGATGTTGAAGTTAAGCTTAAAATAGTGTCTTGTATTAATAGATATAATCATTCTTCAGAAAATTTATATGTGGCAACTGATGTGAAAGATTATGATGAGCCTATCAACTATAAAAAAGCTTCAGCACTTTTAAGCCCTACGCATTTAAGAAGAGGTATGTTTAAAGTAATGGAATTGACGGCTAAACAAAAGTTAGATAGTGGATATGGTTGTCCAAGAGAAGTCGGGGGTTTTATTGAAATACATAAAAATAAAAGCATAGACGCTTTAGAAAAAAGATTATTCAAGCAAGGAGCATAAGATGAATAAGTTTACAAGAGGTATGAGCTATATAGTCAGCGGGAATAAAGCCCCTAAATATTTGGTACATCAAGTAGGGTTGAAGTCTTGGAGAGCTATGATTTTTTCACACGCTGTTACAAACGATGTTGATTGGGGTCACGCTGTTGTTGAAGGCAATGCAACAACTTTATATGCGAGACTTGAGGAACTATGTAAGGATATTGAGGTACGAGCGTACAGCACACACGCCTGTTTAAGAAAATAAGTTATGATTAAAGTATTAAAAAGTAAGATTATCGTGGGTAGCACGATAACACAAAACACGGTGGAAGAGGTTGATAGTTACAAAGACTATTATAAACATTTAGAATGTGGTACGTTTGATGTTGTCATGGTTAATTGGAGAGGTCACGATATTAGTCTTTATGTAGATGATGAGGGCTTAATGAAAGCTAACAACTATGGCAGAACAGTGAGAGGTTATCCAAACCCTCTCTTTGGAATTATTGTTGTTGCTGGTGGTGTTGATGTTGAGGGAAACACTTTAAGCGTTCCTGATGAAATCAATGTAGATGATTTAAGTTTGCTCATAGATGACGTAGCATATTTTGTAAGAGGAGATGTGTGATGTTATATTCTGAATACAAGAAACAAATGAAAAAAGCTGTTGCGAAAGGAGAGAGTGAAAAAGCGGTTATTGAGAGACATATTAAAGCGATGTATATACCTATAGAAATAACTAAACATGCTCAAAGATATAAAAAGGAAGAGATGCAATGAAAAAAGATATTCTAACATTATGTAAGGCTATTAATTTAGCTGACCATGACGGGTTAAAAAATGTTGACGTGCTGGTAGGCGACTTGATGTTATTGAGAGATGAGGTTTTATTAAATCAAGCGATAGTCGAAGGTCTTAAAAAAGAGTTAAACATTGTTAACTCTAAACTGGCTTTAAGAACTTTAGAAGCACCTATTAAATTAGATACATATTGTTGAGGAGAAAAAGATGAGTTATGAAATATTACCATACGCAATAGGAATGGCTTTTATGTCAATGGTGGCTTTTAATATAGCTATATGGATGATTATAGATGTGAAAGGTTGGGTGAAATAAAATGAAAATAGTTAAACATAATGGTAAATATGAAGTCTTAGACAGTTTAAATAGAGTGGCGGAATTGTATCTGCCATTGGATAAGTTAGATGATATTTTCCACAAAAACAATGGTTGGAAAACTAGCACTAAAGAGGTTATAGAAGATTATGAATGTGAAGAGGTTATTTTTGACAATAGGTTTCATATTAAATCTTTCAAAGACTTAAAACATAATGTTGCGGCCTATCTAATTAAAAATCAGATTGAAGCTAACATACCT